TAATGAGCAATATTGATATACCTATCAACGATAGAATACCAGAAAGAAAATATATTATTTGTTGTAGAAAATTTGATGGTGTTAGTGCAGCTGCTTGTCCTTGTGTCGGTCAAATTGCAACAAATAGCAAACTTATAGCTTATTTCTTATATCGTAGATGGAACAGATGGGCATATAAGAATAGAAACGATGGTTATACTATTGCCGTAATGCTTGTCAAAAGGAATAACAAAGGATTATATGATGCAATTAAAAGATAATATGAGCAACATTGAGAAAATACGCCAAGAGGTTGAGAGGCTAATGAAAGAAACAGAAGATAGCCAATTCGATAAAGGGGAAAGATATGGATTGAAGATAGTTCTTGAGTTTATTGACTCTCTACCAGAAGAAAAACTGTCAGAGGACATGAAGGACGCAGCATATACATACTCGTTTGAAAGCAGACCTTCGGTCTATGGACAAGTAGATGTTATTGATGCTTTCATCGCAGGGGCAGAGTGGCAAAAGAAACAAGTAAGATGACAGACCAAGAGATTGACAAGTGGGTGGAAGAACATATTAAAGTCCCACCAAAGGAAGAATTGAATGAGCATACGACAGTAGTATATCCGAAACTTATACCTGCTCTAATTGAATGGGGAAAGGTTATCGCTCATAAGTTCTATAAACTTGGTAAGCAGGGTAAATAGAATGAACATTTATTCAAACCTACACAAGAGCAATTAAATGCTTTAGATACTGTTTATAAAACACATGGTGCTGATAGTGCCTGCAGACATATTTTACTTAATTTATTGAATCAGTTAAAAGAATTATAATGAAGTCTAGTAATGATTAAAATAACTCTGAAAGAAGCAATCAATCAAGTAAAGGAATTATTTGATGTTGTACCATTTAAGGAAAGGGAAGAAGCCAAGTCTTTCTTTAATGAAGATAAAGAAACTGGTGCTGTTACATTCTTATTTGACAAGAGGCAGTATACGAGAAATGAAGTAATAGATAAACTTGCAAATCATTTTTCAGATAAATATATTGTTGATGGTCAATGCAGAATAGACTCTATTACTCTCTTATGGACTTTTGTCTATCTTGAGCCAGTAAATAATAATATTGAATAATAGAGGATACTCTATTCAGGATAATCACATAACTAAACAGATATACCTTAAATAATAATTAAGATGAAATCAAGAGAACAACTACAACAGGAAGCTCTTAGTGAAGTGAAACAATATAAAAGACTTATATTAAGTTGGTCAACAGGAGTAGGAAAGTCTCTTGTTGGAATACAGTTATTTAATTATCTGTTTGGTAAAAACAGTGATGATAAATTCCTTATTGTTGTAGCTGAGAGGGCACATAAGCAAAACTGGAAAGAAGAATTTGAGAAGCATCTTGGCAAGAATCAGGCTAAAGCTGTGCTTAAAAATGTCACTATAGAGTGCTATGCTTCCCTTAAAAAGGTATGTGATACTCCTTGGAAAGCTATAGTATTTGATGAAGCGCACCATCTTAATAGTGAAATAAGACTTGAGTTTCTCTCTGCAATGAAAGCTGAATATGTTATATGCATGTCAGCAACCATGTCAGGAAGAAAGTTTGGGCTTCTTAGGACAACTCTTAATATGACATTTGGTAATTTTCTTATCAGCAAAATAAGAATTCAAGATGCCATAGATAATGAGATTCTTCCTGAGCCTGAAATTATAGCTATTCCTATGAAGCTGTCTGACAGGCCTAATACCTGTACTTACATAAAGGAGTGGGGATCAAAGAATTTCAGAAGAGAAATTCACTGTTACTATAAAGACAGGTTTACTTATGCAGCTAACAGAAGAGCATATCCTCATTGTAAGTTGGTTATCCATTGTAGTGAGCAGGAGAAATACAATGAACTTAATGCTGACTTCGAATACTGGAAGAAACAAAGTCTAAGAAATCCTGGAAATGTAGCTCTTAAAAATAAATGGCTTCAGATAGGAAGCCAGAGAAAGAGATTTCTTGGAGAACTGAAGACCTCAGCAGCATATAATCTTATCAAGAACTTAGGCAATAAGAGATTCATATGCTTCTGTACTTCTGTTGTACAGGCAGAGGCTCTTGGTGGAACACAATGCATTCATTCAAAGAAGCTTAATAACCAGAAGATAATCAATGACTTCAATGATAAAAAGACTTCTTCTATTTATGCTGTGGGTATGGGTCAAGAGGGTCTTAATCTCAGAGATATAGAAGTAGGAATCATTGTCCAGCTTGATGGTGAGGAAAGAGGATGGATTCAAAAAAGCGGTAGAATATATAGAGCAAAACACCCAGTAATTTATGTATTCTATGTAAAGAATACCAGAGATGAAGAGTTTTACAAGAATGCTATTTATGGCATAAATCCAAAATATATAAGAGAGGGGTGATATGATTTGGAAAATAATATTGCTCTATATAGTATGTGGTGCATTTCTTTTGCTCTTAGGTCTTATTATAACTATCATAATACCAATGATAGCTTTTGGAATTAAATATGTGAGGGAACTATGTAATGGAAATAACAAAAGAGACACTGGATAAATTTGGAGTGTCCAGACAAGAGTTTGCAGCTATGCTTCTATGTCTTGATGAAGTATCGGAGAAAGATATTGTAGCTTCAATTGAGGAAACAAAGAATAAAGGATACTTGTATAAGTACTCCTACAATAATCAGGAACCGAAATATTTCATTTCAGATAAGGGCAAAGAACTGCTTGAGAATATGAGTGCCTATACTGGAACCAAGGATTGTGAACTTAATTTCCTTGATACAGCATCTAAAATGAGGGCACTGTTTCCAAAGGGAATAAAGGAAGGTACTAACAGTAGGTGGACTGATGGTCTTGCTCTCATAGCAAAAAGACTTAAGCAATTCACACAGAAGTATGGAGAGTTCACAGAAGATGAAATAGTTGATGCCACCAAGAGATATGTTGACTCATTTAATGGTAATTATCAGAGAATGAGGACTTTAAGATATTTCATATGGGCAGATAAAAGAAACCCTGGAACAGGAGAGGTTGAATATACTTCTGAATTGCTCAGTTTCCTTGAAGATACTGAGGACTCTGATTTAATGTCTGATTGGGAAGTTAAATTAAGATAATATGGGAAAGCTTGTTGATAATACCCTAGAGTCAATCAAGAAGAAAAGGCAAAGGATTCTTGATGGTGGCTTGAACTGTATTCCTTCTCCCTTTAGAAGATTCTCCAATGACTTTGTAGGGATAGAGCAAAGCACCTTCTTTGTGGTCACTTCGATGACCAAAGGAGCTAAAACACAGTTTACATCCTATGTTTTTATCTATCATCCTATATTATATGCTTATTATCATCCAGAGAAAAATCTCAAGGTAAAGATATTCTACTTTCCTCTTGAGGAGACTCCTGAAAGAATTACACAAAGATTTATGTCTTATGTATATTATATAAGGACAGGTAAAAGAAAATCTCCAAGAGAGTTAAGAAGTACCCAGACAGCTTTGGATCAAGAAGTGATTGATTTCTTTGAGCTTCCTGAGAACAAAAAGATTCTTGATTTTTATGAGTCTTGTATTCAATTTTATGATTCCACTAACCCTACTGGAATATATAAGGACTGCAAGCAATATGCTGAGAAGCATGGGACTACTCACTATCTTAAGATAAAAAAGAAAGATGAGTTTGGTGTAGAGCAGGATGCTGAGGTATTTGAGAGTTATGAACCTGATGATCCAGATGAGTATAAGCTTATAATAATAGATACTATTAATCTGATAGATACTGAACGAGGTATGGATAAAAGGCAAAGTATCAATAAGCTATCGGAATATCTTGCTAAGTATCTTAGGAACAGGTATGGGTTCTCTCCTGTAGTTATTCAGCAGCAGAGTGCTGATTCAGAGAATAATGATGCATTTAAGCTTGGTAGAATAAGGCCTGCTATATCAGCTCTTGGAGATTCAAAGTACACATCTCATGATGCCAATGTGGTTCTTGGATTGTTTGCTCCATTTAGATTTGGACTCACAGATTGCTTCGATTATGACATAAAGAAGTTCAGAGACAATATAAGATTCTGTGAGGTCTTGGTAAATAGGGATGGAGAACTTGGAGGAATAGTACCACTATTCTTTGATGGAGCTGTGTGTGATTTTAGGGAGCTTCCTCCTCCTACAGACACTCAAGCACTGGATAACATTTATAGGTATTTACATTCAATAAGACAATGAACTTAGAAGATAGAGTATTAGTAACTGAGTATATTAGAGATAATGTACCCTGTTACTACATGGGAATCGAAGGAGATTTAGAAGCTATTTCTCCTCAAAAAGCCTTGGATTTCTTACCATTTTTTAGTATATTTAATACTAATAACACATTAGAAGTGAGAAAGATACAAGGTAAAATGAGTATAATATTCAGAGTATAATATGAGTAATTTCGCTATTATTTTAGGAGATACTGGAAGTGGAAAGAGCACCAGTATCAAGAGTCTTAATCCTAAAGAGACTGTTATAATCAATGTTCTTGGTAAGAGGCTTCCTTTTAAGGGAAGTAATCTTTCTTATAGTAAGGAGAACAAGAATCTTTTCACATCAAGTGATTATAACTTTGTTCTCTCATTGCTTGATAATATCAACAACAATGCACCACATGTTAAGAACATAGTTCTTGATGACGCTATATACATCATGAGAACTGAGTTCTTTGACAGGAGTAAGGAAAGAGGCTATGATAAGTACAATGAATTAGCAGATCACTTCAGAAGGATTATAGCTAAGTGTGGTTCTCTAAGGAATGACATCAATGTCTTCATGCTCCTTCATATTGAGAATGTGGAATCTGATGGCTCTCTTGTAGGATATAAGTCAGCATCTGTAGGTAAGTTGCTTGATAAGATGTATAATCCTCTTGAGAGTGTAGCAGTGACTCTCTTTGCTCAGCCTAAATATGATGATAAGGGAGTTCCTACCTATGGATTCTATACTCATAAGATGAAAGTTGGAGGTGTAGAGCTTCCTTGCAAGACTCCAGAAGGAATGTTTGAGGATGACTTCATCCCTAATGACCTTCAAGCTGTGGTCAATGCTATGAATGAGTATTATGGATAATAATTTCTAGAATAGAATAAAAATAGTAACTTTAATGCCCTATATGCAGTATAGGGTGGAAAACCAATCTACATTAATATATTATGGAAATCAGTAGATTTGAGAAGGCTGCCATTAAGAGGACAGCACAGAACACCAAGGCTCTTAGGACTAAGAGGGACAAACTTCAGGTTAAGGCAGAAGCTCTCATCAATGAGATTGAGATGCTTCAAAATCAGATTGAGGCATTTGATGCACCTTGGAAGCAGAAGTACAACATGTCTGTTGAAGAAATCATTGCCTCTTGGGACAATGAAACTCCTGCGGAGACTTCAGCAGAACCTGCAGAATCTGAAGCACCTGTTGCAGAGGAGAGTGCTCCTCAGGTAGAAGACAACAATTTCCCTTTTAACATCTAAGATTATGAGTAGGACAAATAAACTTTTTATGGCATTCAGCAAGGGTCAGAAATCCGCTGAAGAAGGTGGTATGGCACTTAAAAGATACATTGGTGTCGCAAGTGTAAGTATTCTTGGAGTAAATCCTAATAAGGAGAAGCTTGGAGAATTCTATAGCACCACCATAGATAATGAGCCTAATTACCTTGGTGAGCTTGATGTCAATGGTAAGAAGGTTAAGACTGCAAGGCTTGACTTTATTATCAAGGTAGCTGAAGGTAAATACAAGAATGCTGCTGGAGAACCTATTGACCTTGTTAATCGTGTTTCATTCTTTGTAAGGAATCAGTATAGGTTCAATAAGGATGAGACTAAGATTCAGGTTATTGATAAGTATGGAAGAACTGCATGGGTAACAATAGATGAAGCAAAGAATCATATTGTTCCTACTTATTCAAATGGTCCTGCAAGACTTGACAAGGATTACAGGCCTGCATATGTTGGAGAACCTGAGCTGACTGATTTTATCAAGGCATATCTTAATATTCCTTCTGTTGAGAAATGGAGTAACAGGCAGATTGTAGGTCTTATTGACAATCCTGATGATGCACTTGCAAGACTTGAGCATATCCAGGATTATGTGACTGGTAATTTCAAGGAAATACAGGATATTGTAACCTTCCAGCCTGAGAATAAGCTGAAAGTTTTGTTTGGCATCAAAACTACACCTGATAATAAGAAGTATCAGGATGTGTTTACAAGGATGTTCCTCAAGAATGGAGTTACTGACTATTCCAAGCTTGATGGAGAAGTCAAGGCTGCAAAGAATGCTGGTGCTTATCCTAATACAATCTTTGAGGTTTGTGACTTGCATGAGTATGTAGAGACTCCTACTAATTTCAATGCAGATCCCAATGCTCCTGTAGAAGATATGCCTGCATTTGATAACAATGAGTTTAATCCATTTGCACCTCCTACTATTTAAGTAAATGTTTAGTAAGGGCTTTAAGTCTGTATCTTTAACTGAGATAAGGCAGCAGTATTCAGATGCTGATATTGCTCAAAGATATCTTGGAATAAAGGTTCCTTGTTTGGTTTGTTCACCATTAAGGGATGATAAAAAGCCCTCATTAGGCTTTTACTATTCAAGTTCAGGTAATGTAAGTTATAAGGACTTTGCCACAAACGAGGGAGGAAATCTTTATGATTTCCTCTCTAAGTTGTGGCATACATCTTATAATGAAACCATTTCTAAGATTGCTTCTGATACTGGAATATCAGATGTCCTTGTTAAAAAAGCAAGGAGAAATCTAAGAAAAACCACATCTTCTACTCTTGAAGTAAAAGTTAGAGATTGGAGAGATTATGATTTAGAGTTCTGGAGTAGGTTCGGTATCAACAAAGATTGGTTGAAATTCGGAGATGTGTATCCTATATCAGACATGTTCTTCACTAAGAATGGAGTTACCAAGATTATTCCTGCAGATAAATATGCCTATGCATATGTTGAAAGAAAAGATGGAATAGTCAGTATAAAGGTATATCAGCCATTCAGTGATAAAATGAAATGGTTAAGTAAACATGATTCCAGTGTTTGGGACCTTTGGAGTAAGATACCAAAGAATGGTTACAGGCTCATTATAACATCTTCAAGAAAGGATGCTTTATGTTTATGGGCCAACACAGGAATACCATCTTTATCCCTTCAAGGAGAAGGATATATTCCAAAGGAGCATGTTGTCAAACAATTAAAAGAGAGATTCAAAAAGATATACATTCTTTATGATAATGATTTTAAAGCTGTAGAAAGAGGAGAAGAAAATCATGGAAGAGTGTTTGGAAAGAATCTTTCTGAGATGTTTGGACTTATACAAATAGAAATACCTGAATATTACAGATCAAAAGACCCATCTGATTTATACAAAGATTGGGGTAAGGAAGTTTTTAGAACTGTTATGCAATCATTGATTGTGTAGAATAATTTTACAGTTAATTCAAATTATGGAAAAGAGAAAGATTATCGTTGTTTCATCTGCTACTCAGTCTCAGGCTGCTTTTGAGAGTGATGCCACTACTCTTGGAGAACTCAAGAGAGAGCTCGATACTAGAGGTATTAACTATACTGGTATGACTTTCCTTGAGGGGCACTCAAAGCTTGAGATGAACCTTGATGAGGCTGTCTTGCCTACTAATATTCCTTATAAGGGAACTACAACCAATGATTTGGTATTCCTGCTGACTACTCCTCAGAAGAAGATTAAGAGTGGAAGTGTAAACAGGATTGAGGTTTATGGCTTTATTCGTGACAACGATCTTGCTGACATTATTAAGAAGCATTTTGGCAAGAACTTTACCAATATAAGCACTGATGACCTCGTTAGGTTCCTTAAGAGTCTTTCTGATAAGATTGAGAGTGAAGAGAGCAAGGAGGAGAAGAAGCAGGACTCTAGCTGCTGCTCCAAGGAGAATGTCTCTACTACCTGGGATGAGTATGAAGAAGATGAAGAT